GCTGTTTATTGGGAAGAAGGATGGCTAAGTTGCGAAGAGTGGGGGGTAAAATGGAGTCCCCTAGAATATTTGGAGGTAGTAGATCGTTACTACCCCATGAAACACAACTTTGTGAAGCATTAGGAATTACTGAAGAAGAATATTGGGAGTTTATATATTTAATAGAGTCTGTTAATGGTAAAAGATCAAAAGCATATGATTTAATACCTGATATTGTTAATATGCCACCTGTGGCAATAGCACCTTTGTCTGTATTCGGTGTAAGCATAGGTTTTTATGGTGTTGTTGCAATAGGTGTTGCTTTAAGTTATGTTTCTGCTGCTTTAACACCAAAACCAAGAGCACCAAAAACTCCTCCTAGTTTAACAACAGAAGGTGCTGCATCTGCAAAGAGATTTGCACCGCAAACTGGTTTTAATTCAGTACAAGAACTTGCAGATTTAGGTGAAATAATACCTTTAGTCTTTACAAAAAGAGAAGTCACTGATCTTAATAATAATATTCAATTAATAACAGGTGGTACAAGGGTTAATTCAAGACTTGTATGGTCACAACTTTTAAGCAAGGGAACGCATCAACAATTAAAAGCTTGTTTTGTTTTAAGTAATGGTCAAATACCATTACCTCCTGATTTTGCTGGTTATGCCATAGGAGATTTACTGTTAAAAAATTATACAAAAGCAAAGATTGCTGTTTATTACAATGGTGGCGTAGCACCTCAAACAGGTTCAGAGGATAGAAATATACCTCAAAATGGTGAAGATGCACCTTATGGTGAAAATAGATTAAAACAATCTAACAAATATGATGAAGGCACTTTAGCACCAGAAAAAGATAGAAATGGTGCTGAGATGGTAGACGATATTTTTTCTGTTGATAGTGATTTTACAGAAGGTCCATCTGATAGAGTTTTTTCGGGTGTAAGATCACCTTCTACACAAACAAGATTTGGTACGTTTTGTCCAATGCCAAATCAAATGAGATTTCAATTACTTTATGAATTAGTTTTAAAACCAGATGCCGCTGAAGATGCACAAAAAGATGACATAGATGTAAAAAGAAGAAAAATTGCTACTTATTTTCCAAGGTATGCAGGTTTTATGAGAATAAATGGTGTAGAACCAGCATCAAATATTAGAAGAGTAGAATTACAAATAGGAGATAAAGTTCAATACACGATAGGAGATATGGACCCTGAGTCAAACTTAGGAAGTTTTGATCCTTGGGGTAAGGAAGATGTTAGAAATAGTGTAGATTCTGATAGAGAACGTATTGATGACAATATTACATTAGGCGAGTCTTATATGATTGGTAATTGTTTTGGTGTTTGTGTTGAAATACCTCAACAGGGTATATGGGAAAGAGGTAATTTTAAAGATTTTATTTTTGAAATAACTGATTTAGGATCTGGAGATCATAGTCTTGATATAAGAAGTGGTACTGCTGGTTTAGAATCTGCTCATGCCCCTGATGAACTTAATATTTTGCAAAGATCAGCAATGGCAACAGTATCTAATAATAGAAATTGTGATACTACTGAAATAGGTTTGAAGTCTACTGTTTACAAACAAATAACTGGTTTTTCAAATGTAAATAGTCACCCTGGTGGTTTTAGCTACGCAAATCCAAAAGGTACTTTAAAATCTTATCAAGATGATAATGGAAATATAAATTTAGGTTCATTGAATAAATATTGCACAAGATATAGTTTTTTTAGATTACAAGCAAGAAAAGCTGGTACAGATGATGATTTTGAAACTATTGATAATGGAAAACCTTTTGCTATTAAAGGTCGCACGCCACAACCACAATATAACTTCATAAGAATAAACCATCCTTTAGGTCAATATGAATTTAGATTTCAACCCTATAATGGCAATGATATTGTTAGGTTTTTTTTAGGAAATAAAAATTCTATAATTCGTTTGTTAAAAGAAAATTGTGAATTACAGGCTGATACTTTTGAATCAGAAGCAACTGGATTAATTTACCAGTTTAGATATACAGGTCTTAACATAAACCTAAATGAACCAGATGCCTGTAATACAGAATTTTATTTAGGTAAAATTATTGATACAAGACATACTGTTAGTGGTTTATCTCAGACATCTCAAGGTGTTATTCCTTTAGAAGGTGGTTTTCGTTATGTATTGAAAGAAACCTTATATGTAACTCATGCAGATAACCCAGGAAATAAAAGCTATGTTTGGTTTAATGGATGGGTAAAATCAGGTTATCAATTTATTTGGAAAGGTGAAAATATTGGAGAGTCAGACTCTTTAATTTTTCAATATGATGAAACAACACAATTTAGAGGAGGAGAAAAAAAATACAATGCTTGGAGGCGTAGTAGGCGCACAATTGAAAGATATACATTAGAACCTGGTCCAGCTAACCCTGTAGCTACCTTTAATAATATTGAATTGACAGGAGGAGAAACGGATTTACCTGGTTTTAGCAGAGCAAAAGTACAAATTAAACTATATGGCAATGAAATAGCATCATGGAGAGTAACAGACGGTGGCGGTCCTTATAGAAAAGGTACTAAGCTAAATATTCCAAGTGTTAGTGGAGGAGGAAAAACATTTAGTGGACTTTCTAATGTTGTGCCTATTTTGGGTCTTGATAGTGATTTTCCAGTTGAAGTTTTAAATGATAATGGAGATGAAAGAGTAACAAATATAACTAATGTTTGGCCTAGTGGAGCTGAAGATGGTTCTGCTGGTTTAAGCTCAAGAAACTTAAGACCTTTAGATGCCGTTGCTGATTTTATTTCTTACGAAGCTGAAGTGCCTAGTCATATGGAAAACCCAGAACATGAAATTGTTTATGTAAATGAAATGATTTCTAATACAGCAATGCCATACTCAAATTTAGCAATGGCTGGTATTAGATTAAATAGTTCAAAGGAATTTGCTAGTTTTACACAATTTTCTGCCTATTTTAAAGAAGGCATATCTGTTAGAAGACTTATTGATGGTGGAACTGGACCTACAAATTTATTTCCAGAAATTACTTTTGCTTTACTAACTGACCCACAAATAGGTGCTGGTGATTTAATTGGTGTTAATTCTGTTGACGAAGAACGAATGACTATAGCTGCTAAGTTTTGTAGGGCTAACAGATTATTTTGGGACGGTGTAATAGTTGATGAAAAAAATCTACGAGAATTTATTTTTCAAAATGCTTCTTATTGTTTATTAGATTTTACAATTTTAGGTGGAAGATTTGCATTATATCCTTCTGTTCCTTTTGATCCAGTTACTTTTAAAATAGATCCAAACCAAAGGATTCAAATAAAAGCATTATTTACTGATGGAAATATAAAAAATTTAAAGGCTACATTTTTAAGTCCAGAAGAGCGTCAAAATTTTCAAGGTTTTGCTACATATAGAAAAGAAAAATTAAATGGTTTTGCGGAGCCAAAAACTTTAGGTTTGCGAGTAACAGATGCTAAAGACGAAGATCCTAGGGAAGGTTTTGATATGTCTTTATTTTGTACATCTTTTGAACACGCAAGTATATTCTTAAAATATGCTTTAAAAACAAGAGAACTTATAGATCATGGTGTTTCATTTCAAACAACACCACAATCTGCAATGCACTTAGCACCTGGAGATTATATTAGATTACATTCAGAAGCTACTCATACTAGTAGATTTGCTAATGGTGTTATAACAGAAGATGGTGTAATACAAAGTCAAAAAGAAATTACAAATGGAACACAAATTATTTTTTGGAAACCTGGTGACTCTGATGTATCAGAACCAACCGCTATCTCAATAAGAAATAATTTAGCTACCAGTAGATTTAGAGGATGTGTATTTACTGTTCCTGATACAAGCACAACTGATAGAGTTTATAAGGTTGAGTCTATGACTTATGCAGAGGATGGTTTAATTGAAATATCTGGAAGTCATACACCTTTGACAGCAAATAAAACTTTGGCAATATTAGATTATTATAATGATGATGATGAACCTTCTTTCCATACAATTAGAGAATAATGACATCTGAAATACCGTTTCCAAATATTAAACCTACATCAAGAACTTATACACCAGGATCATTCCCACAAACTGAATTTGTAGCTCAAAATGGTGCAAAAAGTGTTATTAGATATGGAAACAAACAGGTAGATGCAAAACTTACATTAAATTTTACAAATATTTTAGACTCACAAGCTTTTCAAATTTTAGAAAATTATAGACAGGTAAATTCTGTATATGACTATGTAACTTTTAATCAGAACTCAGGGTTAGCAGGTATTGGTGGAGATGGACATACTATGTCTGATGGATCATTAGGAAATCTTGCTGCATACTTTGATGCAGTTCCTTTAGGTTTAAGATATAGATATGATGGTCCTCCAACAGTTACAAGTGTCAGACGTAATAGATCAAATGTGCAATGTAAATTTGTCGCTTGCCTCGATGGGGATTAGAATGTATTTAAAATTAAATTAAAACGATGGCTGGCTTTTATTCTGGGAAAGAAGGACAATTATTTGTAGATGGTACGAAAGTTGCCAAAGTTAGATCATGGTCTTTTACTTTTAATCAAGCAGTACTAGAAACTGTTTCTTTAGAAGATACTGATAGAACTATTATTCATGGAACAAGAAGTTATACAGGTAGTGCCAGTGTTTATTATTATCAAGAAAGTGCTGGAGGTGGTGCTGGTCAGCTTTCCACCTTAATACAAAAATGTATAAAACAAGGTGATAGTGAAGGAAATGATGGGGTTAATACAGAAAGCACTGCCATGAAATTTAAATTAAGGATTGCTGATGGGTCTACTGCTGGTAGATTTATAGAGTTTTTAGCAATTCCAACAAGTATTAGTATTACAAGTGCAGTAGGAGAAGTAACAGCAGCAGATATAAGTTTTGAAGCTAAAGGAGCACCTACTGACCTTGCTATATAAATGTCTATTTATTTTGGATCGACAGGTTTTATTGAGTTAAAACGTGATGCATTAAATTCTGAAATAGGAACATCTCTAAACCCTGCTGATGTAAATACAACTAAAAAAAGATTTTCTGTTGAAAATGTAGATGGTTCATTAATTACAGGAGATCAAGTTGAAATAGAAACTGTTGATGGGAGTAATTTAGAATTATTAGCTAATCACAGCTTCCCTGATCTTCGTAAATTTATCCATATTGATGATATGGGTGGAATTAGGTTATATGACAATTTTGCAACTGCTTTAACTGGTGAAGTTACAAATGCACTTACATTAACTGCACCATCTTCAACAAAAAATATATTAATACGCACCAGAAATACTAAATTTAGACCTCTTGCAAAGATTACTGAATTTGAAATTACGACAACAAGAGATACTGTTGATGTTACTAATTTAGGAGAAGAATTTAGGCAACAATATGAAAGTGGTCTTATATCAGGACAGGGAACAATACAAACAATATGGCAACATAGAAATTTTCAAAACGATACTTCTGATTTTTCTAACCCAGAATTTCCTGTTTATTTAAGTCAATTATTGGTCCGTATGCAACAAGGAGCAGATTTTGAAGGAAGATTTTATTTATATAACGATCCAAGTCAATCTACAAATAGTGTTTGGTATCAATCAATGTGCGTTGTTACCAATGTAGCGGTCAATGTACCTGCAACTGGTTTGGTTGAAGCACGAATAGAATTTGTAACTAATGGTGAGATTAAACTACATAACGGTGTTCCACCATCATTCTTATTACAAGAAAACAGTGATTTAATACTGCAAGAGGATGGAGATGGTATTTTACTTGAAGATACTTAAAATAAGATTTATGATATACATAAAAGTTACCTGACATGGCTGATTTACAAATAACACAATTACCCGAATTAAGTTCAGCTAATTTACAAGCTACAGACCCGATTGCGGTAGCTGATGTCAGTGCAACAGAAACGAAAAAAATAACTGCAAAAAACCTTGTTCAAGGTGCTTTTGGGTTAGTAGATTCAGCATCAATACCAGCTACAGCACTTAGTTATCCATTATCAGCAGGTCAAATTGTCACTGCAACTTTAGCTGATAATGCAGTTACCAATGTAAAGATTACAGATGCGACAATAACTGGTGCAAAATTAGTTAATGATACAATTACAGCTACACAAATAGCAGCAAATGCTATTACTTCCAGTGAGCTTGCAGATAATGCTGTAGATACAGCAGCAATAACAGATTTGAATGTAACGACAGGTAAATTAGCGAATACAGCAGTTACAACTGGAAAGATAGCTGATAGTGCTGTTACTTTTGCAAAGACTAATTTTAGTGATGGTGATATCCCTGGAGCAAAAATTACAAGTGCAAGCATCACTGCAACTCAAATTGCTAATAATGCTGTAACTGCAAATGAATTAGCAGATAATGCAGTTGATACTGCTGCTATTGCAAATACTGCTGTAACAGGTGCAAAGATTGCCTCTGATACTATCACTGCCGGTAATATCGCTGCTAATGCTATTGGAGCGTCTGAACTTGCTGACAACTCAGTAGACACCGCAGCTTTAACATCTAATGCTGTTACGACTGCAAAAATTACAGATTTAAATATTACTACAGGAAAGTTAGCTAACAATGCTGTTACTGCTGCCAAGATTGCAGATGATACTATCACTGCTACACAAATAGCTGCTAATGCAGTTAGTTCTAGTGAATTAGCTGATAATGCTGTTGATACGGCTGCGATTGCAACTTCTGCTGTTACTGACGCAAAAATAGCATCAGGAATTGCGGGTACAAAGATAACAGACGGAACTATAACAGCAGCAAAATTAAATACAGCAAATATTGATAGATCATTAAATGTAGCATCAGGTAATTTAGGAATAAATAATGCAGTAACAGGTGGAGCTTCTGCTAGAAATGGTATTACATATAACGCACAGGGATTAATAACATCTACAGCAGCATTAGTTGCAAGTGATATACCAGAAGCTACAGCGTCAGCAGTTGGAGGTGTAAGCGTACCATCAGCAGGTGGTCTTACTGTAAATAATTTAGGTGCAATTTCAATTAATAATACTATTACTGGTACTACTAGATCAGGAATTACATTTAGTAATAAAGG